ACAACGTTTCCTACCGGGTCTGAAGGATTTCCAGTGAAAGTAGTGGCATTATTTTCTATTACAAAAGTTGCATTACTATTAATAAACCATTGATACATGTCTGTGTAAGTATCTTGCGCAATAAATTGTTCTTCTATCACACTCTCTCTTTCTTCACAGCCTCCGCCTCCACCCGCTCTTCTTTGTTTTATTTTCATTTCTATTCTACTTCCGCTAGGCACATTGTAATTCGTGCTTGTAGCTCCAGATGTAGTATAAAAAGGATTTGCTGCGACTGGATTTTCTTGTGGATTATCAGCAGTTTGTTGAAAAGTTCCTAAAGAAATAATATCATCAGCGCTTTCTTCAGTTGAAAAATCTTGAGAGTTCATTTTCATATATGTCCCTCCTGGGACAGGATTGCCGCTAGCAGGGGTAATAAAGTCCGCAACTTGTGTTTGTTTTTCTAAAACAGTAGCAAATACACAAGACTCAACCGGACCGTTTGCATCTCTTTTTACAATCAATCTATCTCCTTCTTCAACTTTAGCAATATTATCTCCTTCTAATAATAAAAAGGTATTATTAGAATTTGGGTCATTAATAAATATGCTTGAATATATTGTTTCATAAGTAGTTCTATCTGGTTTTAAAACAAACTTATATCTTGTTGCCCAAGAAGGAGCTACTTGACTTGTTGGTATTGTTGCAATAATTTTATTTAAAGTGTCAGAGTTTCTGCATGGAATATTTACAGTATTATTATTACTAACTAAAGCTGTTGAAGCTCTGTTAAATTCATCCATGTATACTATGCCTAACTCATAACCTCTATTACTATGTAAGCTTTGTGAATCTGCAGTTTCTTTTAAGGTAGCGGTAATAGAAGTAAAAGTATTATAAGATACAATTAAATTACTTGTTCCTGGTGATGTTTGAATATATTGAGCTACAGGAAATGTTAGTTTTATTTCAGTTCCGCTTAATGTTGAAGAAATTGGTTCACCTTTATTAGATGATGGAGGAACCGAGGCTGTGCTTGATGTTAATCCTGTTTGATTTAAAGAATAACTAAATCCACCACCTGATAAAGTTGGTGTTAAAGAAAAATTAAACGCATCTGTTAAAGTTGCACCTAAACCATTTTGAGCATCTGCCACAGTCTGAATATCAGAACTTATTAAACCCATTTTAGATTTAAAATCTGAGCTATTATATAAATCTGATACTGTAGTATAATTATCCACTAAAACATACTGAAAACTAATTAGGGTTTCCCCTTGTAGTTGTGTTGGAGTATCTGTCCCATTGTAAGATAAATGTTGATAGGTAAAAGAAAAATTTAAACTTGCTCCTTGAATTAATTTACTTTCATACCCACCTAAATCAAAAGTAAAACCAGCGGTAGTTATGTTTTGAGTATTACTAAAAGCAGTATAATTAAATGCCAATAAATTTGAAGAATTTAAATCTACTCCAGCAGCATCTTGAGTGTCTAATGCAACCGTGTATTGTAAATTTAGTGGTTGATTATTTTTATCAATTAAATTATATCCCTCTGTGTAATTACCATAAATTAATCTATTACCCATAAGAGTTTGAGCTTTTGCTAATCTTGGAACATTATCATATAATCTTAATATTTCTGACTCGGGTAATACAGTAAAAATTTTACTGTTTGTAAAAACATAAGTTGCATTAGTATCATGTGGTCCTAATGGTGATTTTTTTATTTTTTCAATAATTTTTATAGTAGGATCGTTAGACTCTTTAAACAATAAGTCTATACCCACTACTATTGAACTTCCTGTATTATATGTAATTTGTACTCCATTTTTGGAATTAACCATTCCCTCGTTTAAAAAACTATTAGGAGAAAATTCAAAAAAACTTGGTTGAAAAGCTGGTTCACTAAACTGCGAAACAGCAGAATACTCACCATTTGAATATTTATACCTATAGGCAAAACAAATAAAATTGTCCTCTAAAAAAGAGTCTTGTAAAGTTGTGTTTAATAAATTTAATGTTGGTGCAGCCAGAGGAGGTTTTTTAATTACTAATAACTCTCCATCACTAAACTGATCTACATTATTAAAAGGAATAGAGTAATTAAAATCTATATTTACAACTCTTGGAGGATTTAAATTATCTGTAAAAAATATTAAATTATCTATTTTGTTTACAGAAGTAATAAGAAAGTTAGGATCAAAATTTAAAGTTGTACTAGTATTATTTCCTGAGTTAATACTTATAACATGGTATAATATTGCTCCTGTAATTACATTATAAGAAACAATTAAATCTAATTTACCTGTTGCCCCTACAGTAAAAGCAGGGTCGTGTACAAACCAGTATATGGTTTCATTTGCACCATCTTCAAATGCTCCTATACATTTAGCTTGAGAACTTAATTTTGTTCCATCGGTATATTGAAGAGAAGTTACTTGAGTATTTCCTTTAGCATTTTCAACAGCCCCTATTTCTGATTCTTCAGTAGAACCAAGTCTAACATTCAAAGCATCTATATACTCGCCGTTTGGAACAAGCCTTTCATCAAGGCTTTTGTTCATTCGGCCTGCTACAAAATTTCTTTGAATGTTTGCCATTTTATTTTATCCACTTATCTTCACCTCTTAGATTCATCAACAATCTACTCGGGTGAATGTTACTTAATCTGATTTTAGCATTTCTTAATAAAGCTTGTTTGTTTTTTCTTGCTCTATTAATAATATACTCTTGCACTCCAAATTTACTATTTAATATAGCATATTGTATATAAGCATAAATGTAATCTTCAAATAATTTATTTACACTTATTTGTGAGTCATCACCATTTTCCATTCCATCAGATATGTATTGTAACACACATTGTCTATTGGCCATAGTTGAATCAAAATTAATAACACCAGCTTTTTTATCAATAGTAAAAGTAGGATTAATGTTGGCTGTTTCTGTATTTAAACCATATCTCGCTCCGATACGAGAATTGTATATGTCGCCATCACAATCAATACAATTACCGTTTTCATCAGCTTCATTATTTTGATTTAAATAAATACTATTTAAAGAACCATCTTTTCTTGCAGTATCTAATTTAGACTCTATAGTTGATACATTATTATTTCCATCATACCCAAAAACAGCAGTAGAGTTTTGAAGGTATTGAATGGAAGATTGTACTTGAATATTTTCAGTTAATTCTCTTAAGGTGTTGCCTTCAAACAAATAAAGCTTTACCCAATTTACATAATCTGATGGTAAAACAAAACGCAAATCATCATATACTGTTAACTCTAATGCTTTTATTTCTTTAAAAGCATCGTAGTTTAATTCCTGAATTGCTCTTTTAGCGTGAAATAATATCTTATATCTATTTTCATTATTAACTAACGAATGATTTCCATCATACATCAACTCAAAGTTAGTCATTATGTTGTCTAAACTTACGTATTGATAAGAGCCCCAATTACTGTCTGTAGGTACGACACCGTCGTTAGTATAATATTTTCTTTGATTAATATATGCCATAATTACGTATTAGTTTGATTTTGTTGTTGTTCTTCTATTTGCCCAAACTGAAATACATCAGCCTCTCTTATTGATATACCTGCGTATTGTAGTATTCGTGCTACTAAATTATTAGAGTCATCAATCGGTAATTCAAAATCTTGGTAATCACTTTGCGTTTGGTCAAACATTGGTTCACCATTATATAAAGTAATATAAGTCCATTTTGGGTCTAATGGATAACGAACATAAGTTCCTTGTATATCTAAAGCTCCATTAAATGTTGCAGGAAAAATAGTTATAGAGTCTCCCTTTTGTGTATATGCTGGATATTGAGATGAAGGAGATGTTAAAAGAGATTTATTTAACAAGTCTATTTTATTAATACTAACTTTTTCAGCTTGACCCTTGAGAACACCGCCGTCGTAACACAGAACTTTATTTAATAAATAATAATCATCACCAGTAGTCGTTTGACTAGGAAGATAATAAATGTTATTAGAGTTTTGTACTAAAGTTTTTGTAACAGAAAAACTATCAATCACTTCTTCATAACCAAGTTTTATATCAGCATATCCTGTTCCTGAAATCCTTGCATTTTCCTCGTTTATTTGCTGATTATAATTTATAAAATATTCGTCAAACAAATCTAATTGAGCTTGTTTTGCAAACAAGTTAAAATCACTAGGAGATATATACCCATAGTTATTCTTGTTTATAATAGCAAGTACAGTATTTCTTACAGAATTTATCATTTGAAAATCTTTTTACAAAGATACATAAAATAAAAAAGCACCCTGAATTTGGGTGCTTTCTCGCTGTCGATAGTAAAGGAAGGATTATATTGTTCCTATAGCAATACTAGTAAATACTAGTCCACCATCTTTCGCTACTGGTACTGTTGCGTTTGTCCAAGAAGTTTCTGCTGCTGTTACTAGAGCTGCATTAACATTCTCACCAAAACCTGAAGTTAGTCCAGTTCCAGTAACCGTTAATTTGTGAGTTCCATTAGTAAGAAAAATTTCACCTGCAGTTGAACTTGCAGTTTCTACGTATAAAATTGAATCTGTATTAATGTGCACATTACCGTCACTTGCTGTATCTAAAGTTATATATTTTGCCATGTTAAAAATTTTATGGGTTAAACAAAAAACAAAGTTACGAATTTTTTGCTAACGCTTTTAAATGCTTATAAGACTCTAAACCATCATCACTTTGAAAATAAGAAGCGATTATAAATAACGGATCTTCTCCGTATGGTATATTACACATTTTCTTTTTGTTAGAATCCGTATTAAACCACACTTCTTTTTTACTATTTCTAAGTTGTATTAAGTTTTTATCCATAATGTTTTGAATGTCTGCATTAAATTTTAACGCAGGATCTTTTAATAAATTCATAAAACCTTCTGGTTGTTGTTTAGCAAAGATTAATATATCTCTTCTAAGCTCTGCAGTAGTAACTTTAGAAACATCTTTTTGAAATAAAACTCTGGCTACGTTTTCAACTTGCTCAACCGTTAGCTGTCTAGCTTCAATTAAAGCATCCACTTCTAAGTTTAAGTCTTCTACAAGTTCAGCAGCTTCTTTTGCTTTGTTAACCTCAACAAATACTCTTCCCTTTCCTGGATGTAACTCCATGAATTTTTGAAGAACTTGATTAGTTTTTGGAACGTGTAAGAACCCATCTTCAAATACAATTGGCTCAACAATAGCATTGTCGTCTTGCTCATCTTGGAATGGAGAGTTTTGGTTTCTTGCATATCTAAGGGGTCTATTGAGACCTGTATCTTCATCAAAATGTAACAGCGGAAACCTTGTTGTATGCCTTGATGCTAATATCAAAGATAAAGGGGCTGTGTCTCTTGTAAGTTTATATTGTTTATCTACAAACTTTGGTGTAGATTTTTTGGGGGTAATTTTTACTGTGTCCATTTTAGGACTTGTCTTTTCTTTTTTCATTTGATTTAATTTAATTTAAAATTTAAAAAAGGGGCACATTGCTGTACCCCTTGTAATTAATTATTAGTCTTGGAATAAGAAGAAGTTGTTTGCACCTAAAGTACATACAGCTCTCTCACTCAAGAAGTTTACTTGCATGTTATCGATATCGTTAGTCGCAGCACCACCAGCAGAACCAGTAATCCACGTCTTATATCTTCTGTCTTCTGTTTCAGAAGCTCTATATCTTACATGTAAGAAAGGTCTCTTAGCGTTTTTACCAAGAATTTGGTCATAAACACTTGTAGAACCAGCTGGAACTAATAGTCCATTGATTTTACCTGAACCTGCACCTGATGGTAAACCACCTCTCATAGTAGGGTCGTTTAAGTATTTCCAATCAGTCTTATAGAAATCGTATCCTCTTCTAAATCCAGAGAATCCTAAGTTCAATGCCATTTCTTCGTCATTGTCAAATAGACCGTAAGAAGTACCACCCGCTCCGTAAGAGTTTTGAGCAGCTAACATATCGTCCATATCAAAAATGAATTGTCTGTTTGCGAAAATTACATTTTCTTCAATAGCTCCTTGCTTGTCTAGTCTACTAATGATCGAATCGAAATCTGCTAGGGTAGTTGGATTACCACCGTCCCAGATGTTTCCTCTTTGAGAAACTGCATAGAAGATACCGTCTGACCCAGCACCTGGGTTAGCAGCAGCACCTGAGCTACCTAAGATAGCAGCAGCACCAGAGTTTTGTTCAGCTGGCACAGCTTCAATCATAGCTGTTTCTAAATAGTCATCAAATCTTAATCTTGTTTCGTGCTCAGACTTTAAGTACCAAAGGTAACCAGTAGCACCGTCCTCAGTAGTAACTTCAATCCATCCGATTTGAGCCATATCAGAACCAGATACGTTGTAAGTATCTTTAATGATGATTGGCTTATTGTCAAAGATGAAGTCATTAGATTCTAGTGAACCTACCATACCTGCTGTTCCTTTTTTAAATTCTGAACCGTAAATAAATACTGTAACGTCTGCGTTACCAACTCCAGTACCTGCAGT